TTTAATAATTAATTTGCTTAATTATATTATCTCCATATTGTTCTGTCGAACGTAAACGCCGACGAATCGATTGTATTGTCCCACACTATCGCTGCACTCATTCCGTACCACTTCCAAACCTTACACACGTGAAACGCCCTGATTTTATATCCGGCGTTTTCCATTATTTCCATACGTCGCGTCGTTAAATTATTAATACCAATCAAATACGAAATGACTCGTGGCTTCAAACTTACTGATTTTTCCAACACGCGGTCAATCATAGAATAGGGCGGATTGCTGCATATAACATCTGGCGTTCCCTCGTAGGCGAAGAAATCTCTGCCTTCCAATATTTCAGTCCAGTCTTTGTTCTCTGTCGGAAATTGATTATAATAAGAGCCGTTGTTCTTAAAAGGGTCAAACCACATATCGCCGTCACGCGCTGCAACCAAGTCGATATGTGACTTTGCTAAAGCCAGCGGGGTAATGAATACGTCATTCGGATTGTCCCGTTTTTGGATCGCGCGAGAAGTTTCACTCGTCATATGTTATTGTCTTATATACTATATATAAGATAATATCTAAATCAATTTTTTTCTTAATTAGTATTTGAGCCTGCCTTTGGAATACTAATTCCACAAAAGCGCCCGCGCAAGGTTATTCGCGCTATACTTATCTGCCTTCCAATTCCCCTTAATACCGGCGGAACGTTTTAAATACGACTGCTGCCTAACCTTATTTTTATGGTAAGTAAAGTCTTCTAATTTCGATCCAAAATGAATCGTCTTACCATCTATGGTAACCTTGTACTTCTTGTCTGGCTTCTCGCTTATCTCAAGCGTAGCGGCGTCCTTGCCCTTGTATGCAGCGAAGTTCTTCCTGACTACAGCGGGATTCGAAATTTTGATTAGTTCACTTTCTTTCATTTTATAGATATATATTTATATATTCATATTTTATTTTAATAATATTTAGAAATAAAATATCATAACATATTATAAAATGGCGATCAGCGAACAACAACGAGCAATCCTTATCGAGAGATTGAAGAAGGCGCAAGAGGCTAAAAGAGTGAAAGCCGCTGCAAGAAAAGCAGAGGCTGAACAGCCCAAAGCGGAACCCAAACCCAAGGCGCAACCCAAGCCCAAGGCGGAGCCGCCAAAGGTAGAGAAGGTAGAGAAGCGAGAGATTGAAGAAAAAGAAGATATTGAAATTGAAGAACCGGTAGCAGCGCCAACCGCGCAAGAAATATATGCCGCTCCGCACGCACGCCCCACAGCATTCATTCAAGAGGAAGAAGAAAAACCAAAGAAAAGTAAACCTATGAATATTCCTGAACCCAAACCCGTAAAGGCGGCAAAAGAAAAAGGATATATGAAATTGAAGTTCTATAAAGAACCTTCCGCAAAAGTAATGAAGAAACTTATGAGTATGCACGACGAGACAAGCAGCGAGGAAGAGGAAGAGGAAGTAAAACCAGCCCCTATTCCACAGCCAACAAGAGAAGAAGCAAAGAAGGCGTACATGAAACAAATGGCGAATTATATGTTCGATTACTATTAATCAAATTATTAAAAAAGTATTTAGACAAATTAAAATATAATGATTATATAAAAACGAAAATGTTTATCGACGCCGAAGATAAGGAATGTCTCGCCATGTTTGAATACTTGTGTGAAACCAAACCAGACGCAGAACCATATATGCTCGAACTTATGGTCTGGGCTTACAAATACAGACACGACGAATACGAAGCCATTATGGAGAAATATAAGGATACCGAAGAGTATATTAATTTAGACACTTTGAAAGTTGCAGGCGCCAACGTGTCCGCACATATCCCCGAAGATCCTGATAACCTTCCAAGCAAAGACGGCGATATCGAAGCCTACAATCGATATATACAAATGCTGCAACGTAAAGAAGATCTAAATCCGGATTTCGACACAGAGTATCAAATTGTAAATTAAAAGATGTAGGAAAAATAATTATATCTATTAAATATGTAATTAAAAATTAAATATACATATTTAATATAATATACTCATGGGTTTAGCAACAAACATTTCACGCGTTGGGCAGTTTGCACAAAAGGGGGACGAGTTTTTAGGCAGCACGGGGCTAAAGGGTTTCCCTGTTGGAGCGATGGCGGGTAAAGCGTTACGCGCTACGGCAAAAGTCGCCCCCAAACTTTCATTCTTGGTAAGCCGAAAAGACGATATTGTCGCCGGCGGAAAAGATTTAGTTAAGGCATATAAGGAAAAAGATCTCGCAAAAGGATTAGGCGCAGTTGAGGGACTCGCGCGAATTGGAAAAGAAGCCGTAGAAACGAAAGAATATAAGAAAAAAGGGAAGATGGCGCCACTCCCCGAAATGGGAGGCGGCGGAATGGCGGCGGCGGTTCCGGAAGCATTCGCTTTTTAGAAATGTAAAATCGATTAATTATATTTAGCGAAATATATATAATTAATAGAATATAGATTTAAAATATTTTGTATAAGTATAATATATAAATCTAACATGGCTCAACTCGCGTCCGCTATTCCCGATTCTTTGAAATGGGGCTGCACTCAGTCCACGATCCGCACGAACAGATACCGCTTGGTTCCGCAGGGCAGTCAGACTGCCGCGCAGAACGGAACCATTCGCGTCCGTCTTCCCGAACGCTCCCTTGTTCGTCTCTCTTCTCTGTCTGCATATTTTAACTTTAACATCTTTGGTATCTCTACCGATGCAACCAATTACAATAATTGCTTGATCCCAAGTTCGTACAAACCATTCCGCTCTGTCCGCTTCTTGGTCAACGGGCAAAGTGCGAGCGGACATCTTTGTCAGAATTACGATGTCGTATACAGCGCTCTTGTTCAGTCTTCTACTGACGACAGATGGGCTTTGTCTCGTCTCTCTCAAGGTTACAAGGAACTCGTCGCATTCCAAGATGATTCTTCTACTGGCGTTACTACTGCTACCACGACATCGAACAATCTTGTTATTGCTGCTCCCCTTGCTGCTCCTGCTGCTGGCGTTCCCAACAAAACCCAGTACATGTATGCGGAGGATTTCTTGGGATTACCACGCATTAATGGTAAGGGCGGACAGAACGGAGGTGTGATCGACACTTCATTATTTGGAGTTGTCGAGGTTGAATTTATTTTGAATGATAATTCTATCCTTACCGCTTGGGGTGCTACTGCTACCGCTGTCACGCTCGCCCAGAACATCAGCTGGACTTTAAGCGATTTCCGTTGTGAAATCGATGTCATCTCTTCTGTGTCTCCTGCCTACGTCGAGTTGATGGCGATGCGTCTCTCTGATGCAGCGCCCATTAAGTGCGCCTTCCAGAACTACGTTCAGTCCGTCGCCACGGCGTCCGGAAATAACAGACTTCAGGTTAACAGCAGTTGCGTCGATATGATGATGGTTTTGCCTATGGCGTACAACTGGAATACCCTTGTTCCCATCGGTCCCTCCTCCGCTCTTGGTGGTGCCGGTAACGCTTACGGCGCTCTTACCGCTGGTTCTTTTTATCCCGTTCAGCCCGTCCATTATCAGTTCAACTCCGGTCTCGATCTTACTACTGAAGCAACCGCTCGCCTGCAAATCCTCGTCGGCAGCGAAACCTACCCCAAGACTATAATTTCTCACGCTCTCGACGTGTTTGATATCAACCAGAACTCGTTCTTCCACGGCTCAACTTCCAATAAGAATATGTTCTATTATGGTCTTGCTGGCGGCGCCAGCGCCACTTATTCTCGCGCTATTGCCCTTGCCTCCAGCTGCATTCACGCGCAGGCATTCAGTTTACAAAGCGAAGGTCACGCCAGTTCAGTCCTGACTGGATTGGACACAGCGAGTCAGAATGTAGATATTATAATCCAGTCCCAGAACTTCCCCGCTTCTGCTGGCGCCAACGTTGGCGTCCAGATGTTGGTCGCTCTTACCACTTCTCAACTCGTTTATGATCCTCAAACCGCTTCCGTGTCTATTATCCCTTAAAGAGACAACAAGAATAATATTCACTATAATAATATTGTAGGATTGTAGGAGTGTGTAGGAGTTTCTGGGGGATTTCGCCGAGATGATTGTTTCTTGGGATACTTCCGGCGGCGGTCCTACATATTCCTACAATCCTACAATCACGTACCGGCATGGCGCAGAGGCAAGCGCGCGAGGCTCATAACCTCGAGGTCACTCGATCGAAACGAGTTGCCGGTAAAATCTTAATTAGTATTCCAAAGGCAGACTAAAATACTAATTAAGAAATAATAATAATAAATATAATTAATTATATATATACATAATATAAATGCCTTCAGCCGCCGAAATTTACAAATACTCAAGCGGAGTCCTCAAAGGACGTAATCCGTCTCCGCCCCGTAAAATAGTCTACAACCCACAGGGAAACGTGGATCATACTACGCCATATGATGCGCTTCTTTTAAAGAAGAACCCGCTCAATCTCTCTGCAACAAATGATGATATGGCGCGCCAAGCCAACGGCATCGCCTCATTCATTCTCTCGAAACAAACATTCAACTATACTGATGTCCAAAAGCGTCCCACTCCATATTTAGAGAAACTTAACGACATGTACGACTTCGAAGACGAACTCGAAAGTATCTTCTATTCGAAACAACCTATGCAGGTCGCCAACGGAGCGCTCGTCGTCGAAAATACAATTGCTTAATAAAATAAACAATATAATATTAAAATAATACAAATATAATATATATATGTATTATATAACCCATCTACTATGTATTCGAACAAATCATCATCATTTGCAGCCCGCCCCGCAGTCGTTAAGAAACCAAAAGCAGGAGAAAAGGAAATGGTCGGACAGCAAGAAACAAACAACATTTCCGTCGGAGGCAAAGCCCCATTTCTCTCGCGTGTCGTTGGAAAACAAAGTTGATTTTACTTTTTGAGTCCAGATAAGTCCTTGGCGTATACAAGTGACGCTTCATTTACGGAGTGCCCCATTTTATCCGCGAGTTCTTGCTTCTGTTTGTATTCATCTTTATCAACCTTATACACAGACGACACTATCGTATGACGTATCATAGACGTCGATATATTCTTACCAAATACTTTGTTTAGGTATTTAGTAAAAGCATTACGCGTCATGGGTTTATCCTGGTCTCGCTTACCCACGACAAACCATTCATTCGGAGAGACTGAATGGATTAGCGGTAAGTATTTGCGCAGGTCGCTTGTAATCTCGTAAGGCAATTTGATTACCTTTTGTTTATAGACTTCTTTGGTCTTGTATGAATTGAGAACGAGAGATGCAGCGGTAGTCTTGGGAATGTAGATATAATTTACGTTATCGTCTGGCGTGGTCTTTGGCGGCGTGCCCTGCACAATCTTCACGTCTACAATATCATTTCGGAGAGGTATAAACTTATAGATCGAGAGAATCAGATATTTAATAACTTTATTGTAGTCGTTGAATCCTGCAAGTTTTGTCTTTGGGATATCAGCCTTCAGTTCCGCAATCTTCTTATCGAGTTCCTCGATGGTCAGCCAGTTCTCTTTCTGCTTCTCCGTCATCTCGTTACTTTCATAATCGCTCTTTACTTCTTGCGCCAGTTTATCCATACGTTCCGTCAAGTCTTTTACTATCTTATCCTTAAGATTATAGGTCTGCGCGAATACCATAAGTACTGCAATCTTGTTCTTACGCGTATGCTTTGATTTCAATCCGTCTACGTGTTCCATTAGTTTCGAATAGTTCTTCTCGATCCACTCGCCGTTTTCGTCATCGTCCAACTTAACGCCAACAACATTCGCTAAAGCGTTGAGTGTCGAGAGATACATCTTCATCGTCTTATCGCTAACGTCTTTCTTCATTTTAGTTTTATAATATATAACAATATTTGTTTTTAATATATTGTGACTAAATTGTAAATAAAAGTGACTGCAACCCTTGGGTATTGTTAATCAAACGTTGATTACCTATAGAATAAACTAAAATGTGCCTAAATAGCCCTTTTAAGTCCTTTTTTTGTTTAATTTAGCCCCATATTAGACATTAAAAATATTTTTAATGATTAGAATAGGGCATTTCGGCATCTTTTATTTTAATTTAGGGGTGTTTTAGGCATATTTCGGTTTAATTACGTTGTTTAATAGTATTGATTAGCAATATCGGGGGAATATATATACCCTACCCCTAATTACATAAAAAATATTTTATATGCTTTATACAAATGGACAACATCGAATATAACGACAGCGTGGAAACTATTCTAAAAGAGAATGGCGAGGAATGCGAATCTCTCGGTATACTACATCGTATGAGTTACGAGAAGTATAATTACAAATCGAATCTATTGAACATACCGGTCATCGTATTAAGTAGCGCAATAGGATTCATCACGGGTATAGAAGTAGCGTACGACAAGATGAATATTATACTGGGGATTGGTTCTGTGTTTGTAGGCATCATCAAAAGCATCGACTCATATTTCCAGTTGAGTTCTCGTGCAGCGAACCATCGATTGGGCGCGTTACAATTCAGTCAGATAAATAAAAAGATCGCAATCGAATTATCATTACCGAGAGAACAAAGGATCAACGCAAAGGATATGTTAAATATTATTAAGACGGATATTAAAAACCTTAATGATATTATGCCGTTGATTGACGACGATATAATACAAATATATAACAAAAAGTATCATGAGAATAATGTAAAGAAACCAAACATAGTTAATGGTTTAAGTGAGATTCGAATTATGCATTTAGTTTCTCCCGTTTCTCTCCCTTCTCTTGCGCCTCCAAACTTACGACAGAACCCTACCCTCTTCAACGAAGGAGACGGCGAGTTGATGTAATTATGTAGTATTGAAATGTTGGAATGTCGAGAGATTTGAAATCTTCTGTGCGTTAGTTTGTTCTGGTACATCTCTCGTCACAGCCAGAGTCAAAACAAATTCAGCGGTCGGAGCCAACGGAATCAAGTCGCCATAAACATCGCGCAACTGAATACGTAATGTATCGAAGTTGGAATCGACAACTTGTTCCAACGCAGCCGGATCGTTGGGCTGAAACACGAGAGTAGTTCCTACACTATTAAAAGATTGCAGCGGCAACTCGAAAAATACGTCGCTTTGGTTTAATGCGCCGCTTACCATCTTATAAGTCCTTCGCGCAATACTCGCGTGGACGCGAATTATATTGTAGGTCTGTAAGTCGCAAGGGTAGGGGAATATATAACTTGCGAATGAACCGCCAGCCCCTCCAGCAGGTAACGAAATAGTATTACTCGATGAACCAAACAATTTGCGGGAATTGTAAGGCGGGGTCGCCGCTTGATCCACAAAACTAAAAGTTAGAGCGCTTGTGGTTAATGTTCCATAAACCTTGTAAAACAATTGTAAGTTTCCAGTCGAGGCAAATGGAGACGGGCTTCCGGCTGTTTGGTCGAACCATGTAACGTAATTGGTTCCGGCAGTTGTTCCAGTAAATATGACGTTGGCTTGGAGTTGTGCAGCCAACGTGCTCACAAAATTTACGATGTTGTAAATACCATCGGGGATTGTAATGACGACAGGGCTTATTGGTAACGCTGTGCCGGCTACGCTAAACTTATTGTTTTGAAAGACGGCGCTAATATTGAAATAATTCAAATCGAGTGTACAACTCTGCGGATACATTTTTACGATTGTTCCGTCGCCAGCGTTTGCTTGAACATTTGTAAAGTTCGTGTTATTGAACTGAATCGTAAAATTGTTAGCATTTACGGGGTTGCTTGCAGTGGCTCCAACAGCATCAGCGTTACTGATAGAAATGAAGTCTCGGGTCGAGCGGATAGGATTTGCTTCGGGCATCTAATAATTGTTTTGTATATATTAAGATAGTATATTATTTATTATAGTATTGCTAAAATATTATTAAATAATATTTGTTTATGTATATATAAAAATGAATAATAGTGGAATAACTAACTTTAACGTGTTGAACACGAACGCCTTGTACATTAGAGGTATCGAATTCGACGGAACAAATAATGATCCGGCGCTGCAAGCGCAGATAGACGCTATAGAGCAGCAACTCATTCCAATCGAGGCAATAACTACACGTATCGATTTTACACAGCAGCCGCTTCTGATTGGTAATTTAGTAATAACGGAAGCAAATAAGAATTCTGTTTTGTTAACGGCGATTCAGAACTTGCAGCAGAGCATAGGTAATTTAAATAAATTAGATTTGACACAACTGCCCGCTGCCCCGCCTGCCTCATGCACGATTACCCCAACTACTACCAATCAGGCGCTAAAGGCGTTGATAGATACAAATACTGGAGACATTACGACAATACAGGGGCAGATCACGTCCATCAATACCTCGATTGGCGCGATTAATGCTAAACTTGCGCACTTCTCTACATTTACGTACGGCGCAGATACTATGAGCGGCATCGCTGATGGAACCGGTTTTGCTGTTGCAGTCAGCGGTGGTTCACAATCAGGTAACGGAATATTTGTTTATCCTAATAATTCGGCGCAAACTGCGCAAATCGAACTTGAGACTGAATATGGTAAGGAAATCTTTATACGTGGCGGTAGTGCTGTTAAAATTTATGGCGGTAATGATGGAAGTATTACAAGCAGAAACAAGGTTGAATTAGGAGACAAAACCGACGTTATTAAGATAGGAACTAATAACGGAGGTCTTATAGATTTTCCAGAAGTCGAAATAGGTGTTGATGGAACGTTGGGCGTTACTCGTGATAGTTCGACTACTATCAAAGGCGATCTTTATTTTTCGAACGCTGCCTCCAGCACAGGTTCTACTTTTATTACTCCATATACTCCTGTCTTGGTGGCGGATACAAGCGTTGGTGTTAGTTTTGGAAATTGTAACAAGTTTACAACAGATCCTACTTTTAGCGGTCTTGATGTTGTGGCGATTAATCCTATTGCTGTTGCTCCTATTACACTAACCGCTTCTTTTGGTGCAATTCCTATTAGTGCGGCGGTGGGACTTATCAGTTTGACTGCTCTTGCTGGCGGAATTACACTCGCAACTGGAGCAGGTGTAATGACTATGAACTGCGGTGCAGGTGGTTTGTTGATCAACGGAGGCGCTGGCGTAATCAACGTCGCCGGAGGTAGCGCTCCTATTAACATGACAACAATCACGGGAGATATTACGCTTGGCGCGGGAAAAGGATTGGGTGTAACTAATTCGGGTAATACTATTCTGAACGCTGATGATAATGTCATAATTCAACCAGACGTGGCGACTGAAATATATAAAACCGCGTTTGTCGAATTAAATGATAATGCTGCTCCCCCTGCTGTAACCGCTAATCGATTATATCAGCAAGCAGATCAGTTATGGTTTAATGGCGCGCAAGTCAGCGGTGGCGGTGGTGGCGGTCTTCCTCTAACCGGTGGAACGCTGACTGGTGCGTTGAATATAAACTATAATGCTGGTCAGGTTTTCCCCCAACTACAAATTATAAATACGAATAATGATAATCCAGTTGGCGGGCAAGGGGCGTCTATTAATCTTCGAAATGACGCTACTGGAACTGGTTCTATTGGCGAACGATGCGGTAAAATAGATTTCTCGGGTAAAGATAATGCTGGTGCTGGTGGGCGGACGTATGCTGCAATACAGGGTTACATAAATGATCCTACCAGCACATCAATTGATGGGAGGTTGTCGCAGTTTGTAGTGTCTAATAGCACTCTAACTGAATTTACACGCCTTGTATCCACATCTACCGGTGTTCGTCAGGTGAATATAAACGCTCAAAATACCACTATTGGAACGTCCGCTCTTGGTTCTGCATCAACAGAAACATTACGCGTTCAGGGTTCAGCAGCAATCACTACCACGCTCGACGTCCCTCTGATCCAAAATGCCCCAGCAATATATCCTGCAACGTCTTCGACTTTGGTTGATAATGCTGTACGCCAATACCAACCCGAACGATTGTATCGTCTGATCGATTACCCTACGCCTTTGAGCGCGCCAACGACTACCGGAGAGAAAGTTATTATATTGAATAATACCGGTCAACCTTCCGGTATTGATAGTATTATACAAGCGAGCGATTTCCCCACTATAAACGGGTCAGCGTTAAACGCAATAATACAAGTGAAATATGTCGATTCAAGTAATTTTACGCCAGCGTGTAATTATGTAACTGCTCTATATAATGATGGAACTATTAATCTCTTTGTGCAAGCAGATACTGGCGGGGCGTCGTTGGCGCTGACGCAGATTGGTAGATTCGTAAGCGCAGCAGGCGCTGTCTTTGTTAATGATATGGTCGTAACTGCTAAAAGTAATACAAACCGCATTTACGCTGGTGGATTGTTCGAAACGTATCAAATCCCCCTACCATGGGGTCCATCAGCGACTCAAGCAAATAATTTCAGCAATCAAATCGTGGTTACGTGGGGCGGCGTCGCGCCAAACTATACCATATCGAACGTATCAGTAAATTTTATGCAGTCTTACGCCTGCCCTGAAGACGGCGCTGGTTCAATCTGGGGCGCTGTTGAGGGTGTGAATGGGCAAGTTACTTCCGTTGTCAACGCCACGGGTTCCAGCAATTTCCCCCAACCATCGGCTATCTTCGATAGTATTGTTATTGGCGGCGGTTTTAGTGGTATTGGTCCAACGAGCGGAGTTCCACAACGCCAGTTGAACAATATTGCATATTACGATTATTCCAACGCAAGCGGTACGTCTGTAAATCTTTTCTCCCAACCTACAAACCAAAATACCGCCGGTCAATTCAATACAAATACTCAAGTTCTCGGAACGTTTACCGCCTCTACGACTGGAAACTATTATGGTTTAACATGTTCGATTGTTTTGGGTTATACTGGTAATTTGGATCCTTTCAGCGATCCGACTGCTAATTGTGTAATGCAATTGAGAAATAATAGTAACGTAGTATTGGCGCAAAGTTCACAATTCGGAATTGTAGGAATACAGATAGGACAAACGCAAGCATTAACTCCAGAAGTTCAACTGGTAGCAGGTCAAAGTTACAATATTGCGATTTTTTGCAGTAATTTTGATACTGGAATGCAACCAGGCGATCTTACATATAGCGGTATCGTCTCTCCCCCGACGCCATATTGCACACTCGACGCTACTCTTTCAAGCGGATATATTGGTTGGCGCACGCTCTCTGGTAGTAACTGGAATACGCCGGTCGGTCCGCAGGGCGCTATTCGCGGAATGCAGATGCTGTCAAGCGGATATCTGGGTTGCGCTTATGATGGAACTACTATTACTACCAGCGGCGGTTTTAGTCTAACATCGTTTTTTCAGTTTGGCGTTTCTTATATGTCCGGAACCGCTACATTTGTTTCTCTGGGAAGTGACGATCAGTTAATACAATCAGGACAGGGTTGGTATGGATATGCTTCTGGGTATGGCGTTAATTGTGTAACTGGTGGTAATCCGGTTGCAGCGTTTGGTCCGGGTTCTATCGCATACGGCGAGATATATTTTTGTCGTGGTAATTTCAATTCCCAAACAACCTCCGGAGTCTCTTATCGTCCTACAAGTGGTGATCCGTATGAAACAACTGATGCGCTGATAGTTCAACAAAATTTAAGTTTAACCTCATATCAATTAAAACCGCAATTTAGTTCTCAAGTAGTCGCCGCCGTATACCGAGATGATACAAAATATCAAGACGTGTTCTGGATCGCGCGTGGAACTGGTAATACATTACAAACTGCTACGCTGCCTTTTTCCGGCGGCGTTCCAAATTACGAAGGCATATCGCTTCCGGGCGGCGCAATTCTACCATGTAACGGGTTTGGCGGTTATAGTGATGAGATAGGTTATCAAGGTTTGTTGCTGCAAGCGCCAACAAATGTATATCTGTACAAGGGGTCGTTCGGCGGCGAACTTGTTATTGATTTGAGCGGTTGTGTCGTTCGATGCGCAAACAACATCTATGCGCAGAACAAACTGACATTCCCTGCTAACGAAGACGGAACGAGTATTATGCTTGTAGGCGATACATCGCTTGTGAACCCCTACGGAAAACCTTCTTGGTGGGCAATCTCTCAAGATGGCGGAATCTATTACGATAATGTTTTGATTGATAACGGAGGCAGCGGCGCCGGTGTGACGAGCGCAATCGCTGGAACTGGAATAGGCGTTAGTTCTGCGACTGGCGCTGTTACAATAAGCAATACTGGTGTCACGGAAATTGTTGCAGGATCGAATATTTCTATATCTGCCGGAACCGGTCAGGTTACAATAAACGCAAGTATTCCAGCCCCAGCGACAACAAATGGAATGATAAGATTTTCGTTTCAGGGAAACCCTCTTATTAATCCAAATCAACACGGGGTTTTGATTCAAAATTCAGGTCCAGGTGGTTCAGTTAGTACAGGATTTGTCGATTTTGATTTTTCAACTATCGTTGCTCAATCAGGTATAGCAGTTAGTGGGAACTGGACACAAGGCAACGCTGGAATTATATGGAATGGTCCATATCCTATAAACGTTCAAGGTCAAATGTGCGTAGATGTTTCGTTGTATCAACAGAGCGGGGGGAATTATGTTCTTATGCGATTTGAGGATTTCAATAATCAACTTCAAAACCATATAGCATTCGGGCATACTGCCGTTGTCCTTACGAGCAACGGAAGTAATGTTAATAATTCTTCGTCGGCGTTTCAGTTCAATATGAACCAAACAAACAATAATTATTATGGATCGGGTGCATTTATGCGTGCTTTAAGTGGAACATTTACATTTAATACTCAAATGTTGCCGGGGCAACTTTTACGAGTTGGCTGTCTTGGTAATATTGCTTGGAATAACGCGCAGCCAACAGCAACGTATCAAGCGTTATTCGAGGCAGGCAGTCAAGCATCAGGTTATCAGAATGCGGGAGGTTTAACACTAACGATTAACCAAATGCCGTTTACATAGAGACGCGTGAGATGCGAGAGAAATGCGTTAATTAATATCAATAATCGAATATTGATATGAATCTAATCTCAACACTTTTTGAGTCGTATATATTTCAAAAGCGCTTCTACGAACTCTTTCTCTTCTTTCAAATTCTTCATGTCTTTATCGTACATATCCCTTGCCCGCTTAAATGATGCTTCCAGCGGTCGGGCGGCTCTTTCTTGTGAGACAACCCCGCCGTTGAACGAATTATACGTTTGGGTCGCGTTTAACATTTTCTCTTTCAAACCAGATAGTGTGATTTGTAGACGCTTAAGTCTCGTCGATCGATTCTCGTGGTCCGCTTGCAGCCCTTTCAGATATCGAACGAGGATAGCCTCTTGTGCATCGAGATCCGCTTTGAGGTTGGCTGCAAACTGCTCAACACGTTTTCCACTCGTGGTATTCAGTATCGTAGGTAGGGGTATGGCTGGTTTCATTAATGGTACCTTTGGTGCTGGAACAGGCAGAGCTGCAGCCGTAGACGTGATATTGGGCAACGATACAAGCCCAGCCAAGAAACATATTGTCAGGAATTTATTCATTTCTATATAGTATTGATATTATTATTCTTTCTTAATTAGTATTTAAGGCTGCCTTTCAAATACTTATTTAGAAAAAATTGATTTAGAATATTGTCTTGTATCTATATATATAAGACAACATTCGGACAAACGATGGCTGGTTTCTGCACAAAAACGTTTCAGGTCTACGACGACTATATGACTCCAAAGAGCGCGTGGGAGAATATCAAACACATTATCCCGAAGGATAAGGTGATTTGGGAGGCATTCTATGGAGATGGTAAGAGTGGCGAGTATTTAAAAGAACTCGGTTTTAATGTGATACACGAACCAATAGATTTCTTTGAAAACGACTTGGGCGATATTGTGGTTTCGAATTTGCCCTTCTCTAAATGCCCAGAAGTATTAGAAAGATTAATATCTCTCAACAAACCTTTTATCCTTATTATGCCGTGCAGCAAACTGACAACCCAGTACATGCGCCGGCTCTTTAGTGGAAACAACGATTTACAAATTATTATACCTCGCAAGCGAATCCAGTTTGTTAAATGCGTAGATGGTAAACCAGCGGAAGGTAACAAGGATTGCTGCAACTTCGATTGCTTCTATTATTGCTATAAAATTGGTCTACCAAACGCGATCACGTGGCTCGGTACAGACTAACCAGCCCCCTCCATGCTGCAACAACCGCAACAACATAAGTAATACTCGAATTTTTTCTTGAGCCAGTTTTTTATAGTATAAAAAGTCATCTTTATACTATACCTAAATATTATATTATTAAGGAATAATTATTAATGAAAAAGTGGGGTTGTAGGAGTTTGTAGGATTGTAGGAGTTTGTAGGGGTTTTTTTGAGAGTTTTTCTAACAATCGATTCTATGGGCAACTCCCGAAAATACTCCTACAAACTCCTACAATCCTACAAACTCCTACAAAAGGAATAATCCTACAAGAATATATTCTATTCCTCTGTTTCCTCTGTTTCCTCGACTTCGCGCAACTTGCAGTTCATATATGCTCCGTCCTTTACCTTACTCTTCTCGATACCCATTTCGTACACTTTGATTCTTACGCTTTTGTTGCAGTCGTAGGTAAACCCTTTGCTCGCCATATATTTTCTAAATACATCTTTCTCGCTGGGCATCTTCCGATCATACTTTTCCCTGTATCTTTCTTCGATATGATATTTGAGGACAAAATCTCCTACAGACTTGACGATATTGTTCGATACGAATTCTGCATACTCGTCGTTCTTTTCGCAAGCAGCATTAGCCAATTTTACATAATGCTCCGGAACAACTAATCTCTTTGCAGCGAACCATCTACGAGCGCCCTCGAGTATCAATTCGAGCAAGGCAAAGAACCCACGTTCCGTATAAAGGAATTCCGAGAAGGTATTATCCTTGATGAAATCAATATCACGTTGCTCTTCCAGCGCATCGTATTCTTGTTGTTCATGGAACTTCGCGATGAACTCGACATATCTGTATCTGCGTTTAATACCCGCATCATTCGCGAATGCGACTTCTGAATTACTTACGAAGAATAGTTTGGATTTGATTTGAATCTTCTCCTCTTTTTGCTGATATAATACTGGATTGTTTATAGGTTTGCCGTCTGCGATGTCCTTGATCGCGTCGACATCTTGTTTCTTTTTCTGTACTTCATTAATCCATGCAACACGCGCGCCCTTGATGCTATGAATACTTTTCTTGTAGTCTGGATTGCCCTCGCTGAAGGTTTTGCTGTTTAGTTTAACAACGTAGTTGGGCATCATTTCAGAAAGCGCTTCGAGCAACGTCGATTTACCATTTCCTGCAGTCTCGCCTACCATAAAGAACGCCGCCTGTTCTTTATCAGGCATACCAACCATCGAGTAACCGAGAATCTCCATATAATATTTGTAACGCCAATCCTCGTTAGCGCAAATCTTCATTACATTTTCCTCCACGTATTTCCTATCCTCTGCCGTTGGTTTCCTGTAGTTGTAGGGCAACGTGTAGGTCAGGTAATGCTCGTATTTCAAACCTGGCGTGAACGTATCCTTTTCAATATCATACACTCCGTCCTTGAATATCAGTTTACCGGCGGTCTGGTCGAGTTTGTTGCAGAACTCGTTGTCACGCAGGTCAGTCTCCAAATCCTTTCTTACAAGCGCCAACGTCTGAAGACTCTCTATTTTTTTATACATCGTCAAATATTCTTTTTGAAGTTCGATAAGCGACTTACGCAACGCCTCGTTGCTGTCCGGAACTCTCGACAAACGTATCGCAACATCTTTGTTGTTTGCAGCAACGCATTTGAATAGGTATTTCTTAATAATTTTTTGCGGTTCTTTTATCGTACCCCACAGATGAGTTTCGTCGTCGTAGCAATACCATTCCTCGCGGCAATATATCAATACTTTCTTTATCTCTGGAACGATTTTTGCGCAAATGGTAGTAAAGTTCTTGTCCTCATTTTGCTTGATTAACATATCAACGGCAGTCTCAAATACTTCTTCTTCTTCCGCGTCTGTGCTTACAACGCTATTGACTGCCGTTGTTGCAGCGGAGATGCTGTCTTCGTCGAGTTGGATCATACATTTTCCGTTTGATTCTATTTTCCAGAATTGATATTCTTTGAGATTTTCCTTTGACAAATCGATCTTGTTCCAAAATTCATCAACTCCTTTTCTGTCGTAGGCTTCATGTTTGGAACTGAAATAATGTGCTGCGTTATGTCCTTGTGGCGTTTTTCCGTACTTATTCGCGATTTTAGTCAACACAACGCTCCATGATTGATATGGTCCCGCGTCTTCCGGTCTGGTATTCTCGTCGATGAATTTTTTCATTTCGGGAGTCCAAAGAGCGCCAGTATTTTTGCTATAGTATTGATTGATTTCTTTATGCTCGACTTTTGGCTTCGCTGCAACAATTGGCTTGGGGGCTGGCGCTGGCTTGAATTCCAATTTATCCCCCAAAAGAGCCTTTGGAACAAATGAATAAAAGTCATCATACATTTCTTGGGACAACATCGGAATATTCTTTAATCTATCCAAACAAGATATATTCTCAAATATAATCCTATTTTTAGAACCAAGTAAATCATAATGCGAATGGTCCTCATTCCTTTTGTTACCATTATTATATGCAGGATTTACATAGTTGGCGCAACACATAACGCGGATATCCTCTGGTAGTCTAAACCAGTAATGATTTTTCTCTTTTTTTCCAAAGAACATATTCGAAATACTCGGAGTCACATTATCGACGATACCATATTTCGCCATAATCTTCAGAGCGAACTCGTCGCTTTCCTGATCGTCAGTATCAACCACAAAATAGTTTCCGTCGAGTTGAATAACAAATACATTTGTCGTAGTAAAATTATTATAATCCGGTTTTCCGCCGAAAATCCAGTTCGCATGTTGGTTCAATTTACGTTTGCTTTCTTTATATCTGTCAGCATTAGTGCTGACGTAACCTTCGCAGGTTTTGAGCGCGTGGGCAAAAGCAGGAGGGAGGGCGATGGGCATCGTATAGTTGTCTTATATATATACTATAAGATAATTCTTTAAATCAATTTTTTATATATATAAATATTAAGTTGCTAAATAATATTATTAATAAACATTCAAAAAAAATGATTATTAATTTTGTCGGATTTTCCTAAATATTGGCGGTTGCGTTTTGTGCAGCCTCTTCCTTCTTCTTTTCGCGTTGAGCGCGTGTTTGCGCTTTTCTCATCTCGCGGTACCCCGCGTCATTTTGATATTTCGTTCGCTTATATTCTCTATCCCAAGCGCGGTATTTTTCTTTCGCGCGTTCACGCATCATTTCTTTATAAAGTTCCTTAACTTGGTCGAATAATTGTTCGCTTGTTGGTTCCATGGTTGTCTTATGGTTGTCTATATATAAACAATAGATAATTCTTTCTAAATCAATTTTTTTATATATTAGTATTGCTAAAATCCGTATACCACAGGAACAGGAGCCGGAATAGGTACATTTGTGGGGGCTTCCTCGATTGCAGCAGTTTGCGCTTCCTCTGCCTTCTTCTGCTCACGTTTGCGACGCTGTCTCTCGCGCTCTGTCTCCTGCTTCTTCTTTCTAAAATCTTCGTCGTTGGTATACCGACGTTGGATACATTCGCTGATGCGCTTAATATTGGTCTCGCGATTTTGTTCCAGCCATTTCTTGCTGGCGCGTTTTTGGGCTTCTGTGGGCGGCATTATATCAGTATATATATACATAAGCAAATATTCTTTAATAATTTTTACTTAACAATATTAATCTTTGTTGATTACCGCTAACGCTTCCGCTGAAATTTTAATAGATCTATATTTTCTTGGAATTTGTTTTACTTTCTCAAACTGCTTGAATGCTTGTTTCCTTGAGATTTCGCCCTTAAGCAACTGCTCGGCGAGTTTGTTGAATAATTCGGTTTCCATTTTGTGTTTTTGAATTACCTCTTAATATATTGCCTTTATGTTTGTTCAATTTTCCGTTTCGCGAAATTAACGTTAATTCGAAAATCGATTACACTTCTTGTATATCTTCCGCCAGATTGATACCCAATTCTTTCAGAGCGCTTATCACGTCAGCAGACGAACCCGACGTATTGCTTAATAACGACTGAACGGCTGCATACTTTGCTCTACTCGGTAATTTGATTTTCGATTTGGGGGTTCCAGTACGTTCAGCGATCGCTTTTTTCAAATCTGCCGCGCTTAATACGCTTTTTTTTGCCTCTACCGGTTGTGCAGCGGCGCCGCCGCCGCCGGCTTGCGCTTTTCGCGGTCTCGGCGATGCTGTTCCCACAACATTAAATTTTAATTTTGGAAGTTTTTTCGGCTTATCACGTATAATGGGCTGCCCTGTTGGCGGTTGATCCATATACATTTCAGCGGCAGCCCCGCCGCCAGCCATCGTTCTTCCATCTGGTTTTACGCTGAACTGGAGATTTTCGCCTGTGAAGTCTGGCTGAACTTCAAATGGATCGTAATCGCTGGATTGAGTTCTAAAACTATATTTATCCTCGTCTCCAGCCCACACGGGAGTTGCACGAGAACCATAAGACGGAGTCGAAGCGGAATCAGAAGAACCATATTCTCCATAAGCGAAAGATGGGGCGCTCGGAGTCCTCATCGATGGCGCTCGGCTGCTTCTCATATAAGAAGGTAACGAAGATCCAGCCGCTGAACCTTCTCGAAAAGATTTAAATAATTGCTCCACGCCTTGCTGCTGGACTACGCCCTCGAGTTCTTTTATCTTTTTTTCTTGCAGCGTAATTGCTTTCTTTCTCTCAATATCGCTCTCCTTCAATCCTGCTGAAAGCATAGCAATCTTCTTCTCTGCGTCCTCCCTTTCACGTTTCGCCATATACTGCTGTTCGAGTTGCTGTGAAAGAGCAATACCGGACTGCTGTTGTCGCGCGGCATTAAGGACTTCAGTTTTTGCTGCTAAATATCGACTTAATGTGTCGCCGCCTTCAGCACTTGCAGCGCCACGTGGGCGCGGGGTTTGCTGTAATGTAGCGTCTTGTCCGCCGAGATATTGAAGTAAACCCTGTACTGCTGATGGTAACCTTTTTCCTTTGGCTGCACGTTTTTTCCCTTTACGTTTCTTGTCCTTTTTCTTTGTAGGCATTTTATATTTTATATATAGATATATAATATTAATATTAATTTAATATTGTATTATATATAATAATATGAAAATCACGAAGAACCATAAAGAACTAAAACGCCGGAAGATAAAAGAAATAGGCTCCTATGAGTTTCCGAAATATAAAGTCAGCGGCACGAAATCATTCTATTTTGGCGGCATCTTTGGCGTGCGTGGCGGAGGTAAGACGACGGCGATGTTGCAGCTCCTCGATATTGAAAGCGACATCATGCTAAAAGGTCCGAACAAAGTATATTTTATATCTCCAACTAAAGATAGCAAAGTCGAGGGATTTATCGAAAAGTATCCCGATAACTTTGTATACATCGACGAGTTGAATGTCAAGAATTTAGACGATACTTTGAACACAATAAAAGAAGAGGTTGAAAAATGGAAGGCGGAGATGGAACTGATTGATCTGCTTACGATTTACCTACATAACCCGAAGAAACTCGATGAGGTAGATATGCAGAAACTCGAAGAGTGTAACTTTCTCGAAACATACGATTTCGATAGTATTAATATGGATTGCCCCCCTATAAGTACGCTATGCATCGATGACTCTATGTCGAGTCCGCTCATCAGTAGTAGCAACAGCAAGGCAGGAAAACACTTCTTAAAGTTCGCTCTCAAACATAGGCATAGCCCGCATTATTGTAACATATTTATTATGGCGCAACATATCAAAACAATCAGCAAGCCTCTTCGCGTGAATATGTCGATGATTATGCTTTTTCCATTTCGCGATCAGAACGTCCTCAAAACAATCTTCGATGAATATTCTGGTTTGTATGATCACAAACTAAAAAACTTTCTCGAGTTGATTGATGCTGTCGAGGCGCGAAAGGATCATTCGTTTATTCTAATGTACCAAGATACAGCGAAGTTCGTTAGAATCAATTTTGATGAGAGTGTAACATTCGATTAACCGCAGAATGTCCATACGTATTTATCCAGTAAGCCTCGCGTTCAGTAAGTTCCTTGCGATTTTTACAAGGGAAATGCTCTATTAAAAAAATACCATAATTACCGGAACTTAATATATCGTGGCTGCTGCACCACGCTTTAGAGATTCCATCTTTTCTGCGTCTCCAGCAGGTTTTATGATCGCCCAGTCTACCACTCAATAAATCTGTGGTTGAACCAATATAGACACGTCCGGTTTCGAAACATACGATGCAATAAATTTTGCCTTTTTGAAAAGGGGGATTTTTTTGAGGCATTATCAAATACTAATATATATATTCCTAAATATTTTAATTTTAAATTGTTTAATAATTAATTTGCTTAATTATATTATCTCCATATTGTTCTGTCGAACGTAAACGCCGACGAATCGATTGTATTGTCCCACACTATCGCTGCACTCATTCCGTACCACTTCCAAACCTTACACA